CGCACGCCGAAGGACCAGGACAGCGCCGAAGTCGCGACCGACGGCCTGCGCTATGTGGCGGACGTGACGCGCTTTCAGGCCAAGCGGCGCGACGCCTTGAAGGACTTCCTGATCTGGGGCATCTGCGCCGGCGTCACGGAAATGGCGGAAGGCGCGGAGATCGGGCTCAAGCGCATCCGTCCTGAAGAATTCTTCTACGACCCCTATAGCCGCGACGGCGACTTTTCCGACGCGCGCTACATGGGCATTGCCAAGTGGATGGACGAGCAGGACATCCTTGACCTGTACCCGGACAAGGAACGGGAGATAAAGCAGTCGTTCGAATTCATGACGGCCAGCGACACGTTCCGCGACCGCCCGAAAGATGGCTGGGCATGGGCCGACAGCCGCACCCGACGCGTCATGGTTTTCGAAATGTACAAGCGCAAGGGCGCGGACTGGCACAAGTGTGTCTTCGTCTCGGGCGGCATTCTCGAGGAAGGGCCAAGCCCGTTTCTGGACAGCAAGACAGGACGGCCCAAGTGCCCGATCCTTGCCCAGTCGGCCTACGTGGACATGGAGAACCGCCGTTATGGCGCGGTGGCCGACATGGTTGGGCCGCAGGACGCCATCAACAAGGCGCGCTCGAAGGCCGTGCATCTGCTAAACGTGGCTAAGCTGCGGGTGGATCCCGGCACGCAGGACATTGACCAGGTGCGCCGCGAATGGGCCAAGCCCGACGGCATCATCGAAGCCCGTGAAGGGCAGATCGAAGAGCTTGGCGACCGCAACCTTGCGCCCGGTCACCTTCAGCTGCTGCAGGACGCGAAGGAAGAAATGCGCCGCCAGTCGCCGACGCCCGGCATCGTCGGGCGTGGGGCAGGGCAGTCGGGCCGGGCCATCCTTGCCGAACAGCAGGCGGGCCTGACCGAACAGGCCCCGCTTCTGGCCCAGTTCGATGACTGGACGCTGCGCTGCTATCGCGCGTTTTGGGACTGCATCAAGCAGTTCTGGAATGAGCCGAAGTGGATCCGGGTGACCGACGACGAGCAGGCGCCGCGCTTCGTGGGCCTGAACGTGCCGCAGCCCGTTATGGACCCGATGACGGGTCAGCCGCAGCTGGACCCGATGACGGGCCAGCCCGTGGTGCAGATGCAGAACAGCCCGGCTGACATGGACGTGGACATCGTCATCGACTCCACGCCGGACACGGCGGTCATTCAGGAAGAGCAGTTCCAGCGCCTGACCGAACTGGTACAGGCCGGAATGCCGATCCCGCCCGACGTGCTGCTGGAAGCCTCGAGCCTGCCCAAGAAGCGCCTGCTGATCGACAAGCTTCGCCAAGCGCAGGAAGCCCAAGCCCAGCAGGCCCAAGGCGCGCCGAACCCGGCAGAACAGGCCGTGCAGGCCGAACAGGCAAAGCAGCAGATCATGCTGGAAGCCAAGCGGCAGGGCATGATGCTGGACCAGGAAGTGGAAATGCAGCGCCTGCAGCGGCAGAACGAACTGGACGACGTGAAGCACCATCGGCAGATGCAGCTGGCGCAGATGCAGTTCGTGGCCGACCGACAGGGCCACATCAACGCCATGCGCGAGACCACGCTGCAGGCCAGCATGAAGGCCAAGCGCCGGGCGGTGCCATCCATGGAAGGCGAAGAACCGGAAGAGGCGCAAGGCGAATTCTCGTTCCTGACGCCGGGCGAGGAAGCCATGATCATGGCGCAGCGCCAGACGGCGGAAGTCATCGCAGCCGCTCAGGCGCAGACGGCGGACATCATGGTGCAGAACACGCAGATGATGGCGCAGGCCGCAGGTGGCATCCAGCAGGCGGCACAAGCCATTGCGCAGGTCGCGCAGGTCATGGCCGCCCCGAAGCGCCTGGTCAAAGACCCGCGCACGGGCGAGAAGCGCGTTGAACTTGTAGGCACGGTGAACTAATGGCCATCCAGCTATCGACAACGGTGCGCAATGCACGCCTTGACGCCATCGAAACGACGGTGGGCGTGTCGGCCATCCTGCGCATACGTGACGGCGCGCTGCCTGCCAATTGCGCGGCGGCGGATGCCGGGGCGGTGCTTGCCGAACTGAACCTGCCGTCCGACTGGATGGCGGCGGCGTCCGGCGGCACGAAGGGCATCCTCGGCACGTGGCAGGACCTCAGTGCCAACAACTCGGGCACGGCGACGCATTTCCGCATCTATGACAGCGGCGGCTCGACCTGTCACATGCAGGGCACGGTGGGCACGGCGGCAACCGACATGATCGTGACCAGCACAACGTTCACGGCGGGGGCCAGCTTCACCATTACCAGCTTCACCCTGACAGACGGTAACGCCTGATGGCTGACAACGTAGGCTATACGCCCGGCGCAGGCGCAACGGTTGCGGCGGACGATATTGGCGGCGTGCTTTACCAGCGCATCAAGCCTGTCACAGGCGCTGACGGGTCGGCGGTGGATGTTTCGCCTGCAGACCCAATGCCGACGCAGGAAGTGTCCGGCGCGATGTCGATCCTCGCGCGCATTCTAAACGTCCTTATGTCGCCCATGGGCTTTGACCGCTCGCTGTCACGCCAGCGCGTCACGGGCATCATCGAAAGCGGGACCGTCACAACGGTATCGACCGTCACGACCGTCACGACGGTGACCACCTGCACCACGGTCACGGGCTTGACCAACATCGACGGCAGAAACGGCGCGATGCTCATCAACCAGACCAACCTTTCCGCCTGGGCCAACTGCCACCGGGCAAGGATTACCTGATGGCCAACACATTCAAGAAAGTCATTGACCGCATGATGTGGGCGCAGGTCGCGCCCTCGCCGAACGCTCACGTCGCGGCGGCGTCGATGGCAAGCGACCTGCGGAACAACTCGACCCGGAACCCGTTCGTCTACAACCTGCTGTCGAACGCCCTTCTGAACCGCTACAACATCGTCACCAAGTCGTGGCAGCTGGTCACTACCACCCCGTTGACAGGTGGCACGTTCGGCGCAGGCTCAACGTCGGTCTTCGCGCCCTCGTTTGGCGCTGTCGGCACCATTGCGGCGGGTGCGACCACGACCAGTGTCACGCTGTCCACCGCCCTCCCGACGGCGGTGGGTTTGAACATGCTGGCCAACCGTGGCGGCTCGGGTGAACTCGGGTTCAAGCTGCGCATCATCGACACGGTCGCGGGCAAAACAGAGGAGCGGTGGATTGTCGGCAACACTGCCAGCACCACGCCCGTCATCACGCTGGAAACGGCGCTGACCTTCACCCCGGCAACGGGCGCGCGCTACGAACTGCTTTGCGGGCGCCTGTTCATGCTCGGCGCGGGCGCATTGGCTGCAGGCATCTTCCGCTCGTTTGAACCCGCGTCGAATACATTGGCGACACGCTCGAACACTGCCGCGCCAACGGTTCTGCCAACGATTGCCACCGACAGCGCGATGATCGCCCTCGATGAGCAATATGTGCCGTATAACCACGAACCGGGCGAAGGCATGGTGAAGGGCTCCACCCTTTACGACACCGGCCTCAATGCGCTGCTGGCCACGGCGTCGGCTGCGTCCACGATCACGGGGCAAGCGACAGGCGGCGACGCGGTCGTGCTTGCCAACGAATATCGCAACTTCCAGATCAGGATCGTCGCCGACCCGACAACGCCGGGATCGGTCGGGCAGCGTCGCATCATCGCGTCACACACGGCTGGACCTTCGGCCGTCTACACGCTCGGCACCGCTTGGACGACGCAGCCATCATCCTCGGCGCGCTTCGTCATTGAGCAGCCCAATTTGATCGTGCTGCGCACCAGCGGCGCCACGACGACGTGGACCTACAACTACACTGACGCCACGATCAACAACGGCACCAACTCCATCGCCGCTGACGCCTGGTCGTCCGCCTATTTCGCGGCAGGCCCCGCCGCTAATGCCGCTGGCTGCCTCTGGGCGCCGTCCTTTGGCATCCAGCCCGACCCTGGCAGAAATGCGCGCCACTCGTTCAACTATTTCTTCCGTGGCGGCGCCGTAACGCTCGATGTCCTCGACATCGCCAACACGATCACCGGGGCATGGACCGGCGCGATCACGTATGACGGCAACGTCAACGCCTTCGGCGCGGGCACGACGGGCGCATATGCACCCTTCGGCGAGGAGGGGCGCTTTACCTACGTCAACGTCTACGTCGCCAGCGCGATCAACCAGGTCTATCGCTTCGACGCCAAGAACCGCGTGTTCAGCCCCTACACGCCGACCGACTTCATTCAGGCGGGCACGGCATCCTTGGGTGGTCGCATGGCGGCTTTTGCAGCCATTGACGGCACCGACAAATATGGCGTCGTTCTCTTGCAGTCGCATTTGTCCACCATTTCGCAAGAACTCATCCCGCTGGTGTAGCCCATGACGATCAACGAATTGATCACGCTCCTGGCCAACCAGGTGGCGACGCTGAACAATGCGCGGACAACGGCGCAAGCCTTGGGCGACGTGGATCACGTCCTCATCATCGACGCCAAGATATTGGAAACCGAAACGACGCTTGACCAGCTGCGTAACCTGCCGGGCTAATACGCCATGACCCTGCTGACGCTGCTTCAGTCGCCGACGGGCAGCGGCACCATAGGGACATTGTCGGCGACACTGGGCGCAGCCACGCTGTCGTCCAACGGAACGCTGACGGCAGGGGCGACCGGCACGCTTGCCGGAACGCTCGGGGCCGTCACGCTGTCGTCGAACGGCACGCTGATCGCGTCCGTCACGGGCACGCTATCGGCCACCTTGGGGCTGCTGACCTTGTCAGCGCAAGGCGTGCTGCCGGGGGCGGTGCCTGCCGACGAAGGCAGCAAGGGCGGCTGGGATCCGTACGCCTACAAGCGGCGCAACAAGCGCCGTGCCAAGGCGCAGGACGTGCAAGCCTTCGTCGCGGAAGTGGCACAGGCCGACCTGTCCGACGCCCCGCCTGTCCTTGTGGCACAGGCCGAAGACGCCTTGCAGGCCGCGCGCGAAGCGTTGGCGCTTCGCAACGCCGCCATCGAAGACGCCGCCACGCTTGCGCGTGCGCTGGCTGAAATAAATGAATTCTATCGTCTCGTTCGCGAACAGGTGCGCCTGCGCCGTGAAGCGGACGACGACGAAGACGACGAATTGCTGTTGCTGCACTAGCAACGGCCATGCGTGCCGCCCACGCATTCAAGGGGCGTTGCCTTGCCTGCCGCCGGGGCTTACCGGGCGCTCACATAGGGACATCAATGGAAGAGGACAAGCTGTCGTTCCTTCGGGACGACAAAGGAAGATTCGCGTCCACAGTCGCAGACACGCAGCCCGCGCCAGAGGCATCTGTTGCGCCGCCTGCCAGCCCGCCGCCGCCGCAGGATGCCCCTGCGCCCGCCACGGCTCCGACACCAGAAGCTGCATCGGTTCAGCCAGGCGGACCCCCGCCCGGATACATACCGATAGCCGCCGTTCTGGACGAACGGGAAAAGCGCCAGAAGTTCGAACGGGAACTTGAAGACTACCGCCGCAAGTACGAGGAAGCCACAAGGCAACCTCCCGCCCCGCTCGATCCCATCGCCGACCCGGAAGCCTTCGAAGCTGCGTTGCAGAACCGCATCCAGCAAGTCGAATGGAACGCGATCACCACCGTGTCACTCGCCTCTGCACGTCGTGTGCATGGCGAAGACAAGGTGCAGCAGGCCGAAGCGTGGGTTCAACAGGAACTCGCGCGCAACCCGCATTTCTTCCAAGCCATCCGACGCCAGCCCGATCCCTATGACTTCGTGGTGCGCGAACACCAGCGCAGCCTGAAGATGTCGAAGATCGGCGACGAAGACCCTGAAACCTGGGCCGAGAAATGGGCGCAGGCGAACGGCTACGTCAAGGCTCCGACACCGCAGGCGGCAGCAGGGACAAGCGCACCGTCCCCGCAAACAGCACCGCTTCCCCGGCCTTCATTGGCGTCGGCACCTAGTGCCGCGTCAAAGCCATCAACCGTCCCGCAGGGACCAGGCGCGGCCTTTGATGCGGTGTTCCGATGATAAGGAACTCCTGCAATGGCAGAGACTCTTCTTGCTTCCTCCTTGGAGAAGCAAAAGTGGTCCAGTGACTACTTCGCTGAATATATCCGCGAAAGCGGCTTCCTGCCCTACATGGGCCGCAAGTCCACTTCGGTCTTCGTGACGAAGTATGAAATGTCGTCCGAAAACGGCAAGACCATCAACATTCCGCTGATCACAAAGCTGTCGGCGGCGGGTGTGCGTGGTTCTGGCGTGCTTGACGGCAAGGAAGAGCAGCTGGGCAACTACAACTGCGCCGTATCCCTTGACTGGGTACGCAACGCGGTGAAGATCCCGAAGTCCACACAGTACAAGACGGAGATCGACCTGCTGAACGCAGGCCGTGACATGCTGAAGCTGTGGTCGGCGGATACGCTGCGCACCGACATGATCAAGTATCTGGCTGGTCCCACGGTGACCACGTCGTCCGTTCCGGCGACCGACATCGTGGACACGGACGGCAACGTGGTCGTGGCGGGTGCAACGGCTGCGAACTACAACACGTGGCACGTCGCCAACAGCGACCGCATCCTGTATGGGTCGCTCGTGTCCAACTATACAACCGGCGGCGCGACACACGCAGGCGGTCTTGGCACGGTTGACAGCGTCAACGACAAGCTGACGGCGGCAACCGTTTCGCTTGCCAAGCGCATGGCAAAGAACGCCTCCCCGGCGATCCGGCCCTTCAGGCTGGAAGACGGGCGGGAATACTTCGTCATGTTTGCGGGCGCCCGTTCGTTCCGCGACCTGAAGAACGACTCGGTCATGATCAATGCCAACCGCGACGCACGCGCGCGGGAAGGCGGCGGCATGAACGACAACCCGCTGTTCCAGGATGGCGACCTCATCTATGACGGCGTCATCATTCGCCAGATCGAAGAGATCAGCACGCTGATCACCACGTCGTCCACGTTTGCGACGGCGGGTGCATCGTCGATCTCGGTCGAACCCAACTTCCTCTGTGGCCAGCAGGCCATGGCGATTGCTTGGGGTCAGGAACCGCAGCCGATCACCGACATGTCGGCGGACTACAAGTTCCGTCCGGGTGTCGCCATCGAAGAGCTGCGCGGCATTGCCAAAATGCACTTTGCGACGGGCGCAAGCTCGGCGTCAAAGCAGCATGGCGTTGTGACGGTCTATGCGTCCGGCACTGGCGATTGATAGCTAACAGCTGAACGAAAGGAACGACACACATGCCTGCATATACTTCACGCCAGTATGCCAACAGCCCCAATGCGGGCGTTGGTCCTTCGCCCGGCAACATGATCGGGTTCGTGTTTGAAATTGCCGTCACGGCTGCGCTGACGGCGGCAGACACGTTCACCTTCGGCAAGGTTCCCAAGGGCTTTCGCGTCCTTGGTGCCACGCTGGAAGCGACCGACATGGAAGCTGGCACGGGCGTCACCATCAGCGTCGGCGACAGCGGGTCTGCAACCCGCCTGTTCAACGCTGCCACGGTGGCACAGGCCGGAACGGCGGCTGCGGCCACCACGACGGTGACAGCCCTGCATTACCAGTACGCGGATGACACCATCATCACGGGTGCGGCTGGTGGCACGGTGACCACGGGTGCGACGGGCACGATCATCCTGTCCGTCTGGGGCATCTACCAGGGCCTGCCGTCGTAATGAACCGGAGGGGCGGGCTTTATGTCCGCCCCTTTCTTTACAACACAAGGAAACAGCATGCGTTTCGTTTATATTGGCGGCAGGGAATTCGACGGCACGTCGCTTCCCGGTGAAGTCGTCGTCCATGGCATTGCGTTCGTGCTGAACGTGCCGACCGAACTGCCGGACAGCGTGCGCAATGCCGACAGGATCCGCGCCAAGCTGGCCAACCATCCGCATTTCAGGGCTGTTCCCGATCCCATGGTTGCGGTGGCAACGCTGTCGGAAGAAGAAGCCACGCAGCTGGTCGAAAACGTGCTGGACGCGCCCGCGCCGAAGAAGCGTGGACGGCCCCGCAAGGCCCTTGCTGACGACGTTGCGGACGCTGCCGAATGACCATCACGAACACGCAGCTTTACCAGCTGGTTGCCGAAGAACTGGCGTTGATAGGCCCGGGGCAGGCGCTGTCAGCCGACGACCGCGACCGCATCGAACGGCGCGCGGTGAAGGTCCGCGCGTGGCTGATCGAAGAGGGTCTGGCCTATTGGCCGGACGACAGCATCCCTGACGCGGCTTCCCTTCCATACGCACAGATTGTGGCCGGACAATGCGCCGAAATGTACGGGCGCGGTCCCGGCAGCGACATGCCTTACCCGCTCGGCGACGTGGGCTTCCGCCTCCTGGAACGCCACGCCAGCCAGCGCAGTGCCCGCGAACCCGTTTCATCGGAGTACTTCTGACATGGCCTTGGATACAAGTTACATCGAAAACGTCGTATTGCTGAACAACGTCGCGGTCACGGGGTCAAGCGTGCGCGCGAAGGGCGGCAATTACATCTGGGAAGCCGAAGGCACCTTCGGCGGCGCAACGCTGCAGCTGCAGGCGGCGAATGCCAACGGCACCATGACGAACATCACGGGCGCATCGCTGACCGCGAACGGCTTCGTCAGCGTGGAACTCGGGGCCAATGCTCTTGTGCGCGTGACAGTCACGGGCGGCTCGCCTGCCAACCTTTATTCAACCCTTGTCGCGGTGCCCTGACCATGGGTGTCGTCAAGAACAACCAGACCGACGTGGACCTGTCGGATACCGGGCCTTCCAGCGAACGCGCGGCAGGCTTTCGCGGCACGCCGCTGAATACCCGCACGGGCGGCACGGCGTACACGCTTGTCCTGGCCGATGCGGGCAAAACCATATCCAAGGGCGACAACACCGCCCAGACGTGGACCGTGCCTGCGAATGCCACCGTGGCGTTCCCCATCGGCACGACCATCCTGCTGGACAATACCAATGGCGGTTCCGCTGTGGCCACGACGGTGACCATCGGCAAGGACGCGGCGGTCAGCATCTTCCGGGGTGACGGCGTCGGCACGCTCGGGGCCAACCCTGCCACGCGCACGCTGGCGCGCGGCAATACGGCGACGCTGCGCAAGGTTGCCACTAACACGTGGATCATCACGGGTTCGACGGGGCTTTCCAGCTGATGGTTGGTGTCGTCATCGCAGACCTCGTTGTCAACCGTGGCTTTACCTACACCCCCGGCACGACCACCATTGCGATCCCGTCCGGCGCGACGAACGTGCAGCTGTGGCTACAGGCGGCGGGTGGGTCCGGTTTTGGGCGGGCGGTCATCGACGGGTCGGCGGGCGGGGGCGGGGGCTATGCCTACCTGACGCGGCCCGTGCTGTCGGGCGAATGGGGCGCGAACCTGACCGTTTCCATCGGCGCAGGCAGTGCGAACAACAACGGCGGCAACACGACCTTGTCGGGCACGCTGAACGGTGCGGCTGTCAGCGTGACCTGCAACGGCGGCACCAAGGGCACGAACCTTGCGGACGGCCTTGGCGGCAGCGCGACGGGCGGGGATACCAACATCGCCGGGACAGACGCCACGGGCTTTGTCGCAACCCCGCCGGGGGAAGAGGCACCCGGCGTCTATGGGCGTGCGGGCGGGCTTGACCAGCCCGGGGCGTGGTTCTCCCAGCCTTATGCCCCCGGTGACGGGGGCTATGCGTCGTCAAGTTCCGTTGCGGGCTGGGACGGCTACATCATCGCGGTATGGTCCTGACACATGGCACGCATTGCAGTCCCCTTCGGTCGGGCCTTCCGGGTCGGGCGCAGCAAGGCGGCGGGTATGACCAGCCTCGTCAACATGTACGGCGAACCCGTCGAAGGCGAAGGGCGGACGGACTTCGTCTGCTACGGCACCCCGGCGCGGTCCCTGTTCGCCACGGTGGGCGGGGGGCAAGTGCGGGGGCAGCTGACGGCATCCGACCAGCATTATGCCGTCATTGGTCAACAGCTGTACAAGATCAACAGCGACGGCAGCAATGTTCCGTTCGGTACGATCGAAGGGTCGCTGCCGGTCGATATGTCGTACAACGGCAACCAGATCGACATCGTCGGCGAAATTAAAAGCTACTATTTCGACGTGCCGACCTTCACGCTGACGGAGCATTCGGGGGCAGGTTACGAACAGGCATCCAGCTGCACGTCGCTGGCGTCCTATACCATCATATCGGCGCAGGGCACGGGGCGCTTTCGCTGGCGCCTGACCAATGACTTCACCTGGTCGGCCAACAACTTTGCGACGGCGGAAGCCGAAAGCGACAACCTTGTTGCGGTTCGTGCGGTATCCAACGACGTGGCGCTTCTGGGATCGCGTTCGATCGAATGGTGGGGGCCGACGGGCGAAGCCGGGGCCAATGCCTTTGCGAAGACTGCAACGGCGGCAGCGAATATCGGCTGCGTGGCGCGTGATACCGCCATCGTCGTCGATAGCGGTTTGACGTGGGTGGGGACGGACGGACGGGCAGGCGGTGTCAGCGTGTACCGGGCCGAAGGCTACGCGCCGCGCAAGATCAGCCCGCCGGAAGTCGACAACTATCTGGAACAGGTCGCGAATGTTTCGACGCTGCGGGCCTTTGCCTATCAGCAGCGCGGTCACCTGTTCTACGTCCTGACCTTGCCCAACGAATGGACCCTTGCCCTTGATATCTCCACCGGGCTTTGGGCGTACCGCAAAAGCGGGTCGTGGGCGATGGGGTCCGACCCGCTGGGGGGCTGGGATGCGCTGACGCTGGCCCTGAACGGGCAACGCCAATGCGTCGGCGGGTCGGACGGAAACCTGTACGAACTGCTTGCTGACACGTATGTGGACACCGGATCCGGCGTGGTACGTGAAGCCACCAGCGCGCAGCTGCACACGGGCGGGCGCTTGGCCTTCATGTCACGGCTGGAACTGGACATCGAAGCGGGCGTGGGGCTTGTGACGGGGCAGGGGTCGAACCCTGTTGTCATGGCGTCATGGTCCGACGACGGCGGCAAGACGTGGACGAACCCGCGCGCGGCCAGCATGGGCACCATGGGCCAGAACCGCATGCGCGCGGTGTGGCATGGCTGCGGGGCCTATCGCCAGCGCATCATCAAGTTCCGGGTGTCCGATCCGGTCAAGGTGGTGTTCCTCGGCGCTTGGGCTGACGTTCAGGCAGGCGCGCACTGATGCCACGCAAGACACGGCCCACGATCCCCGCCAAGCTGCACGGGGACGACCGGGAAGTGGTGGGCTTCTTGACCACCCTGATCGACTACGACACGCAGCTGATCCCGACGGGGCAGGGCATCCGGCATTTCCTGCCCGCGGTGCTTGACCCGGTGACGGGCCTTCCAGTTCCACCTGACGGCTTTCTGTTTGCTGACGGTTCGGCGGTCAGCCGCACGACTTACGCTACGCTGTTCCAGGCGCTGGGGACCACCTACGGGGCCGGGGACGGCACGACCACCTTCAACCTGCCCAATGCGTCGGGCTTCGTGATCAAGACATGATCGTGCGCACGGCTGCTGAAAGCGACATCCCGCACATTCTGGCAGGCATTCAGGACTTCGTGACGAGCACCAGCTACGCCAGCGAAGCAGTTGACGCGGCGCATGTGGAAGCAACGCTGACGAACCTTCTGGCCATGCAGGACGGCTTGGTGGCGGTTCTGGAAAGCGACGCGGGCACCTTCTGCGGGGCTTTCGTGGGACTGGCCCACGCGCATCTGTTTTCCGGTCGGCGCATGCTGGGCGAACTGTTTTTGTACACGACACGGGCCGCGCGCGGGCATGGGGCCAAGCTGCGCCGCTTTGCGGAAGACTGGGCACGCGACAACGACTGCGTTGTATTCACCGCGTCATATCCCGTCAGCGAAGGCCACCTCGACAAGGTCTACAAGCGGTGGGGCTTTGATCCCCACGAAGTCCATTATCGCAAGGAACTGTAAGCATGGGCATTGCAACCGCAATTATCGGCAGTGCGGTCTTGGGGGCCGGGGCAAGCATTGCCAGCGGCAACAAGGCCGCGAAGGCACAGCAGCGCGCCGCGCAGCAGGCCGCAGACGTCCAACGCCAGCAGTATGAACAAACCCGCGCGGACCTCGCCCCTTACCGCGACATGGGCGAAAGCGCCATGCAGCCCTATGCGGGGGCCTTGGGGCTTATGGGGCCGGAAGGCTACCAGAAAGCCTTGCAGGGCTACACGCAAAGCCCGTTCCTGGCGCGCATGGTGCAGGACACGACCAATGCCGTTGACGCCTCGCGCGCGGCACGGGGCGGGCTGTTCTCGGGCGCGACGGCGCAGGAAATTGGCGACCGGACAGGCCAGCTATATCTGGGCGACTTCAACAACTACCTGTCGCGCTTGGGTGGCCTTGTTGATACGGGCGCGGGCGCGGCGACGCAGACCGGGCAGTTCGGCCAGAACGCAGCCGCAGGTCAGGCCAACGCCTACCAAGCCGCAGGCAATGCCCGCGCGCAGGGCTACATCAACATGGGCAACAGCATCAACAACGCGCTGTCGCAGGGCGCGCAGATGTACGGGGCTTATAAGGGCGGCTGGTTCGACAAGCCAACCGCGCCGACCGTGGACAAGGTGCCCATGTCAGGCTTCCGTTATCCGTCCAATTTCTTCAGCGGCAGACCGCCGGGGGGCTAACATATGGCAGAACTTCAGCAACCCAACATCGTCGGCAACTTCCTCGCCGCCTACAGCAGCGGCCTTGAACGCCAGCAGCAGCAGCAGGACGCAGCCTACCAGCGCCAGCGGCAGGCCAAGGCTGACCAGATGACCGAACAGAAGTTCGCCTTCGACATGGACGCGGGCCAACTGGACATGGCCCTGAAGCGCGCCTCGGCGATGAACGAAATTCTGGCCGGGGTTGACGAACGCAACCCGCAGACGCTGGAAGTCGCGAAACAGCGGTATATGACCAGCTTCGGGGGGCGCCCGGAAGACGTGGCCAGTATCACCATGGCCGACATCCCGCGCATCAAGATGCAGACGGGTCAGCTGGCGCAGGAACTGAATGCGCAGCTGATCCGGGCGCGGATCGGAACTGAACAGGCGCAGGGGCGTGCTGCAAATGCGCTTGCAGGCGCACGTTACGCCGCCGCGTCAGGTGTCGGGGCTGCGTCTGGGTACTCTGACAAGCCGATGCCGCAAGGCCAGCAAAACAAAGAAGACGACGACATTGAAGCAGCGCAGGGCGCACGGTCGCTGCAAATGAAAATGCAAAACTGGATAAACAGGTTTGAAAAGGGTGGACTGCAAACTGGTCCTTTAAGCCAGCTTACACGCGCCCAAGCGCAGTTCACTGGACTTGGGACAACGAATAGCCGCGAACTGCAATTGTTCCAAAGCGATCTGGAGTCTATGCGCAATGACAGCCTGCGTTTGAATGCGGGCGTGCAAACTGAAGGTGACGCACAGCGTGAATGGAACGCACTCATTGCGGGCGTGAATGACCAGGAGTATGTGGTCGAAGCCCTCAAGCGAATTGAAAAACTAAATAAACGGGCCGAACAGCTAAAGTTACGCAAGATCCAAATTCGTCGCGCCCGCAACAATGCCGCGCCGTTTGATCCGTCACTCATAGACGAAGGAATGGGCACCCCGTCAACAGCTGCGCAGGACGACTATTCGGACCTTGACGCTATTCTGGGGCTTGACCGCTAATGGCGACAAACGAACAGCGACTGGCCGCGTCGGCCAATTGGCTTCGCGCCAACATGGATAAGCGCGGGACACCCGAATTTGAGCGGGTGGCACAGGCTTACAAGCAGTTGCGCAGTGCCCAAGTGGTTCAGCAAAGTGCGCCTACTCCCGCGTCTCCAGCCCCTGAAACCCAGCAGCAGCCGCAACGGTCAATGCTACGGACGGTTGGTGACGCTGTGGGCGGTGTGGCCAAGAACTTTGCCGGGGGCGCGACTGACGCTCTGCTAACGCTGCCTGGGGCTGTCATGGACTTGGGTGTCATGGGCGTTGACAAGGTCGCCCAGCAATTTGGCGCGACGCCATTGACCCCGGAAGACTATGCGCGCAACCCCATCGGTTCGAATACCGTGCGCGAAATGTTCAAGGCTTATGTCAGCCCCGACTTGTTTGGACCCGCGCCGCAGAACAAGGTGGAAGAATACGCGCGCCGCATTGGTGAATTTGCTGGGCCGGGCGTTGCCCTTGCTCCAACGTCAATGATCAAGCCCGTACTTGCATCCAGCGTAACGGGTGGCATCGGCTCGCGCGCCGCGCAAGACGCCTTCCCCGACAGCGCGCTAGCGCCCGTTGTGGGTGGCATTCTTGGCGGCGTTGCGCCGTCTGCCATATCAGCCGCGCGCAATGCACGGGTGCCCACTGGCGGCATGACGCCTGAAACCGCGAAACTTGCGCAGCAAATGATCGACGAAGGCATTGACCTGTTTCCTGGCCAAGTCGGGAACAAGGTGGCCAAGATCGCGTATGACGCGGCGTCAAAGGTGCCTTTCACGGGCAACGCCAAGCGCCAGGCGCAGCTGCGCCAATTCAATGCCGCAGTGGCCCGCACCTTCGGTGAACAGGCCGACAGCATAACGCCCGAAGTCATGGCCCGCGCAAAGTCACGTCTTGGCCAGGAATTCAACGACGTATTTGCAAGGAATAACATTCTTGCTGACCAGCAGCTGCTGGACGACTTGGGCGACATTCAGCTGCGCGCGACGACGAATTTGTCGGACGCGCAGGCCAATGACGTGGGCAAGGCCATTGCTGCGGTCCTGAATGAAGCAAACAAGAATGCTGGCGTATTGAATGGGCGCAAGTATCACGCCTTCACGTCGGAAGGCGGGGCGCTGAAAGTCCTGACGGGCAACGCTGACCCCAATATCAAGTTCTACGGGCGGCAAGTTCGTGAAGCCCTCGACAATGCCTTCGAACGCTTTGCCTCGCCCGAAGACGTGGCGCGTCTGCAAGTGGCAAAGGACCAGTATCGCAACATGAAGACGGTGCAGGACATTGTGCCCAAAGCTACCGACGGCAACATCAGCCCGGCACTTTTGCTTGGGCGTGTCATGGCCAATGACAAGAACATGGCCTATACGGGCGGCGGCAAATTGGGTTCACTTGCGCAAGGTGGCCAGCAGTTCTTGAAGGAAATTGCCGGATCGCAGACGCCAGAACGCCAGCTGCTCTACACCATGCTTGGCGGTGCCGGGGCTGCGACCTTTGCCCCGCAGGTCATTGCCCCGGCAGCGATGGTCTGGGGTGTTCCAAGGGAATTAAGGCGCTGCTGGAAAGCAAGACGCTAGGCAACAGAATGGTGGCTGGTGCCTTGCGGCGCGCATCAGGGAATGCGCGAAAATTTGACCCGCGCGTCATGGCTGCGCAGTCGGCCCGTGGCTCAGTGCCAGGGGCCATTGGTGTCGCTGGGCGGGGGCAAAGCCTTGAAACCGCGCGCCCTGCGCTGCCGCCACCAGCCAGATAGCTTTCGCACAGCCCAATTGAATAACGGCGGAAAGCCCCTGATGAACAGCACGATCAGGGCAAACGCAATGATGGCTGTCATGCCCGCAACACCTTTTTATAGGCTATAAACATGGCACAACTCTTCTACCTCTCCGGCCAGCAGCTGTCCGACGGCACTGGTGCGCCGTACGTGGCAGCCAAGGCCTATTTCTATGTCACGGGAACCACCACCCCGCTAGCGACATATTCCGATGCAGGCTTGACCGCCGTCAATGCAAACCCGGTTGTCGCAGACGCCAACGGGCGCTTCGGGGACATTTACCTGCAGTCGGCGCGCTACAAGGTGGTGCTGGC